TATTGGTATTCTAGCAAACAAAGCAGCAACTGCCAGAGAATTACTTGGCCGTTTACAAACTGCTTATGAGAATGTTCCAAAGTGGATGCAACAAGGAGTTTTATCATGGAACCGAGGATCATTGGAGTTAGAAAATGGCAGTAAGATATTGGCAGCTTCTACGTCTGCAAGTGCTGTCCGAGGCATGTCGTTCAATATCCTCTTCCTCGACGAATTTGCATTCGTTCCAAACCATGTTGCAGACTCGTTCTTTGCATCTGTTTATCCTACTATTACTTCTGGTAAAAACACCAAAGTAATTATTGTATCAACGCCGCATGGTATGAACCACTTCTACCGTATGTGGCATGATGCGGAGAAAGGTAAAAGTGAATATATTCCTACAGATGTTCACTGGTCAGAAGTTCCAGGTAGAGATTCAAAATGGAAAGAGACTACAATTGCCAATACTTCAGAAGCACAATTTAAGGTTGAGTTTGAATGTGAGTTTCTAGGATCAGTCAACACTTTGATTGCTCCAAGCAAATTGAGAACTTTAATCTATGATAATCCTATTACTAGAAATGCTGGTTTAGATGTATACGAACAACCATTGCAGGATCATGATTATGTCTGCACGGTTGACGTTGCTAGAGGAGTGGGGGAAGATTATTCTGCTTTCGTTGTTTTTGATATAACACAATTTCCTCATAAAATAGTAGCAAAATATAGAAACAATGACATCAAACCGATGTTGTTTCCCAATGTCATATATGAAGTAGTAAAGAGTTATAATAGTGCGTTTATTTTATGTGAGGTAAATGATATTGGAGACCAGGTTGCAAGTATTATCCAATATGATCTAGAGTATCAAAATCTTCTTATGTGCTCTATGAGAGGTAGAGCAGGTCAAATTGTTGGCCAGGGATTTTCTGGTAAGAAAACTCAACTTGGTGTCAAGATGTCAAAGACTGTTAAAAAAGTTGGGTCTTTGAATTTGAAAACAATGATTGAAGAGAATAAACTCATCTTCAATGATTATGAAATTATCTCTGAGTTGACAACATTTATTTCAAAACACAATTCATTTGAGGCAGAAGAAGGATGTAATGATGACCTTGCAATGTGTTTGGTAATCTATGCATGGTTAGTTCAATCAGATTATTTTAAAGAACTTACTGATCAAGATGTTCGTAAGAGATTATATGAAGAGCAGAAGAATCAAATTGAGCAAGACATGGCACCATTTGGATTTTTAAATGATGGATTAGATAATGAAAGTTTTGTTGATACTGAGGGTGATAGATGGTTCACTGATGAATATGGTGATATGGCACATATGTGGGAATATAGATAATGGATCTAGATGGTCAAATAAAACTTGGTCACCTTTTATTACAAGATAGAAAATGTAGATCTTGTGGAGAGGTAAAAAATCTTGTAGAAAGTTTTTATAGAACAAGAAAAGATAGAGGTCCAGTAGCATCATCATATTCATATGAATGTAAAGACTGTACTATAACTAGAATAATAGGAACAAAAAAACCTAAAGTTAAGGATTGGGAATATCCAGACTGGTAGTTCGCGTCATGTTTCCCCTATGAAAAGTACCTTTTTAATAAATATTTCTAAACTGAGATCACGGAGAATCAAAAAATGGCGACTCCTCAATTATCTCCTGGCGTATTAGTCAGGGAGGTTGACCTAACAGTAGGAAGAGCTGATAATGTATTAGATAATATCGGTGCAATTGCTGGACCTTTCCAGATTGGACCTGTTGAAGAACCAATTGATATCACTACTGAGCAAGAACTTATCAACACGTATGGTAAGCCACTCTCAACTGATACCCAGTATGAGTACTGGATGAGTGCTGCAAACTATCTTTCATATGGTGGAGTCCTCAAAGTAGTAAGAGCAGATAATACTAATCTGAACAATGCCAATGCAGGCGTTAGTCTTGCTTCAACAACTTCGTTGAAGATCAAAAACTACGATGATTATCAAGAGAATTTCAAAACAGCAACAAACTTCACCTATGGTGCCAAGAACCCAGGAACATGGGCAAATGGTTTAAAGGTATGTGTTATTGATGATTTTGCAGATCAAAGAGTTGGAGTTTCAACTACAAGTCTTGCAAATGCAGGAGCAACTATTGGTTTTGGAGTTACTGCAGCATTAAACAATGCAGTTATTGCTGGATCAGGAACAACTACAGGATTTACTGGATACTTAAAAGGTATTATTGTTGGTCTCAATACAGATTCTAGTGGTGGTGCTAGTACAATTGACATCAAAATTGTTTCTCGCGTAGAGACAGTTGGTAGCGGTTCGACAGAAACTGCAATCACTTATCAGGAAGGTTCTACAACAAGAGCATTTGGAACATCGGTTCCTCTCGATTTTGTAACAAATGCTGGTATCAATAGTACAGGACTTCAAGCAACTAGATTTACACCACCAACATCAATTGATTGGTACGATTCTCAGACCTTGGGGCTAACCAACTCCACAACTTTCTGGAAGTCGATTGCACCAAGACCAGTATCTAATGTATATACTACTGATAGAAGTGGTAAGAACGACGGCATTCACGTTGTAGTTGTAGATGACAAAGGAAATCTTACTGGAATTAAGGGCAACATAGTTGAGAAGCATACAAACCTTTCAAAGGCAAGTGATGCAATTTCTAATGTAAATGCACCACAAAGAATCTACTACAAAGATTATCTTGCAGATTTCTCTGATAATGTTTATGCTGGATATAATCCATCACAAGCAGAAGATTCAGTTGCTGGAACTACGCCAAGAGCAAGTGGTTTCTCATCAGGATATACTGCAGTAACAACTGGAGATGGTCTGTGGGGACAAGAAGCACAAGGAGTAACCTTTGCTGGACTTGGAAATAACACATACACCTTCGCTGGTGGTGTTGATTATTCTGCGACTGGCGGAATGAAGGCAGAACTTTCTAGTCTTATCACTGCATACGGTCTCTTCTCAAACAAAGATGAGATTGCAGTTGATTACATGATCATGGGACCTGGTTGTGCTACTGAGGCAGAATCACAAGCAAAAGCAAATTATGTAATTTCTCTTGCCAATGAGAGAAAGGATTGTATTGCAACAGTAGGACCACACAGAACAAACCTGGTTGGACTTACTGATACCAATGCTCAAACTGATAATCTAATTAATTACTTCAGTTCACTTTCATCATCTTCTTATGCAGTTCTTGATAGTGGATATAAGTATCAGTATGATAGGTTTAATAACGAATTCCGTTATGTCCCAACTAACGCGGACGTTGCTGGATTGATGAATCGTACATCTTTAGTAGCATATCCTTGGTTCTCACCTGCTGGACAACAGCGTGGTGTCATCAACAATGCAGTCAAACTTGCATACAATCCAAATAAAGCACAAAGAGATCGTCTCTATCCTGCAAGAATTAATTCCTTTATCACGCAAGCTGGTCTTGGAACACTTCTTTTTGGTGATAAGACTGCTCTTGGATATGCATCTGCATTCGATAGAATCAATGTTCGTCGCCTGTTCCTTACAATTGAGCAAGCACTACAGAGAGCAGCAGAAGCACAACTCTTTGAACTCAATGATGAGTTGACGAGAGCAAACTTTAGAAATATTGTTGAACCATATCTTCGCGATATTCAGGCAAAGAGAGGTCTTTATGGATTCTCTGTTATCTGTGATACCACGAACAATACTCCTGACGTTATTGATAATAATGAGTTTAGAGCAGACATCTTCCTGAAGCCTGCTAAGTCGATCAACTACGTAACACTTACCTTCGTTGCAACCAGAACTGGAATCAGTTTTGAAGAAGTAACTGGTAGAGTTTGATAACATTATCTAAATAACAAAAGGAGGATCAAAAAATGGCACATTCAATCGAAAAAATTAAATCAACTCTAAAGGGCGGCGGCGCTCGCCCTAATCTATTCCAGGTTAACTTGACTAGTTTTCCTGGCGGAGCTGATTATGACTCAGATGAGTTTTCAGTTCTCTGTAAGGCTGCTCAGTTGCCTGCATCTAACATCGCTTCAATCGATGTTCCTTTTAGAGGAAGAATCTTTAAGGTTGCTGGAGACCGCACATTTGATACCTGGACTGTAACAGTCATCAATGATAATGACTTTAAAATTCGCACTGCCATGGAAGCATGGATGCAATTTGTTGGTCAGTATGCTGATGGTTCTGGTGCAACTGATCCAGGTTCATATCAAGTTGATGCTGAAGTTCTTCAGTTTGCTAGATCAGCAACTGCACTTAGCACAAAAGATGGTTCAGGACTGGAAAATGCAAAACAGTATAAGTTCTACGGAATTTTCCCAACCAATATCAGCGCAATTGACCTTTCATATGATACTGGTGACACCATTGAAGAATTCACTGTAGAATTCCAAGTTCAGTATTGGGCACCATCCAATCTAAGTGGTGGAGAAAATATCCTGGGAATTTGATCTAATAAATAGATCAGAATAAAGTTCCAATATAATAATGTCAAAATTGTTTGGGTTCTCAATAGAGGACAACGAACCACTCTCATCGTCAGCAGTCAGTCCCGTTCCTCCTAATAATGAGGATGGGTCTGACCACTACATGAGTAGTGGTTTTTTTGGTACTCATGTTGACATTGAAGGTGTTTTTAAAACTGAATTTGATTTAATCAAAAGATATCGTGAAATGTCACTTCATCCAGAAGCAGACAGTGCAATTGAAGATATTGTAAATGAGGCAGTTGTTTCAGACTCAAATGATAGCCCTGTAGAGATAGAACTTTCCAATCTAAATGCCAGTGATGGTATTAAATCTAAGATTAGAAAGGAGTTTAAGTATATTTTAGATTTATTGGATTTTGATAAAAAAGCACATGAGATTTATCGTAATTGGTATATTGATGGTAGAATCTATTATCACAAAATTATCGACTTAAAGAAACCTGAAGAAGGAATTCAAGAGTTGAGATATATTGACGCAATGAAAATGCGTTATGTTCGTCAACAGAAGAAAAAACCAAACGATGGTAGAAATAATCAACTAGTAAACATTAGAAATGATAATCCTATGGATTATGATTTCCCAGAGATTGAAGAATATTTTATCTACAATCCCAAAATTGGATATGGTGGAAACCCCATGCAATCCAGTGCAAGTCAAGGAATTAAAATTGCAAGAGATGCGATTACATATTGTACTTCAGGACTTGTAGATAGAAATAAAGGAACGACTCTTTCATATCTTCATAAAGCAATTAAGTCACTCAATCAACTAAGAATGATTGAGGATAGTCTTGTCATCTATCGTTTATCAAGAGCACCAGAACGTAGAATTTTCTACATCGATGTTGGTAATCTTCCTAAGCAAAAGGCAGAACAATATCTGCGTGATGTTATGATGCGTTATCGCAACAAACTTGTATATGATGCAAACACTGGAGAAATTCGTGATGACAAAAAATACATGGCAATGCTTGAGGACTTCTGGCTTCCTAGGCGTGAAGGTGGAAGAGGAACTGAAATCACCACTCTCCCTGGCGGACAAAACTTGGGCGAAATCACTGATATTGAATATTTTAAAAAGAAACTCTACCGTTCGCTTAACGTCCCTCCATCACGAATGGATGGAGAAGGTGGATTTAACTTGGGGAGATCTTCTGAGATCTTAAGAGATGAACTCAAGTTCACCAAGTTTGTTTCTCGTTTAAGAAAGAGATTCTCCAACATGTTTAATGACATGCTGAAGACCCAATTGATCCTAAAGAATGTAATTACTCCCGAAGATTGGGATGTGATGAGTGAGCATATTCAATATGATTTCCTGTATGACAATCACTTCTCCGAACTGAAAGAAGCAGAGTTGATGACTGAGAGATTGACTCTCCTTCAAACTGCAGAACCATATATTGGTAAGTATTATTCTCAAGATTATGTCCGTCGTCAGATTCTGCGTCAAACTGATATGGAAATTGTAGAGCAAGATGCATTAATTAAGAAGGAAATAAAGGATGGAATCATTCCAGATCCTGCAACTATTGACCCTGCAACTGGGTTACCTTTTGAGACGGAATCGTCAATGGATCTAGGAAAACCACAGATGGAACCTGATATTGATGGGTCTTCAACTGAAGCACCAGAGATGCCCAAGGGTGGCGAGATATAAATAAACCTAGTTGTTTACTATAGAATTAAATGGATGAACTTTTAGATATGATGGTTTCTGACGAATCTCCGTCACAAATTAGTGATCAAATTAAAGATATGCTCTATGATAAAGCATCAAAAAGAGTAGATGCATTTCGTCCTTTGGTAACTAATTCAATTTTTTCTGGAGAAGATCAAATTGAAACCGAAGAACAATCTGACGAAGATCTAGAATCCAGTGATGGTGTATAAATTATAAATAACTATTATAAATGAAACTTTAGAGGATAATGGCACATAAACCAGTAGGGATAAGTTCTGCTCTCCCCATCGCCAGTGGTGCGGCCGCAACCGGTATTGATATATCTGCACACAAAACAGATACTTTAAGAGTTGTGGCAAAAGGTGCTGGAGCACATGTAGTAATTGGTTCTGCACCAACTGCTGCAGTAACTAATTATTATGTTGCCGCTGGTGAATCAGAAGTTCTTTCTATTGGAAAACCGGCATCTCAAAGAGTTGTTGGACTTTCCACAACAGGAACAACAACCATTATAGATTTTCCTGAAGGAACTGGTTCACCTTTTGCTGCTGGTGATGCAGTATCATTAACTTCAGCAAATCAAGATTATTGGAATTTCACCCATAAGATTGTTTCTTCAGTTAATAACACTTCTGGTGTTAATGGATTCTTTAATACAAGAATTATTGTGGATAATGATTATGGAGTTGGATATGCACATACTGCATTGATTGATACCAATTTTGCAGAATTGAGAGGATCATTCAAAGTTTCTGCTCTGGGTGATGGTACTGGAACACTTCATTATCAACAAATACAATCATCAGGAGGTGCAAACTAATGAAACTAATTAGAGAAGAAGTAGAATCAGTAGAATTTATTGTCGAATCTAAGAACGGCAAAAAATCTATGTATATTGAAGGAGTATTTCTTCAAGGAAACATCAAGAACCGCAATGGTCGTATGTATCCTATGGAAACACTTCGCCGCGAAGTTGGTAGATATAACGAAAATCATGTTCAGTCAGGTAGAGCACTTGGCGAACTTGGTCACCCCGATGGACCAACAGTTAATTTAGATCGTGTATCTCACAAGATTGTTTCTTTAAGAGAGAGTGGATCAAATTTCGTTGGTAAGGCAAAAATTCTGAGTACCCCTATGGGTAAAATTGCATCTTCACTTATTGAAGAAGGTGTAAAACTTGGTGTTTCATCTCGTGGTATTGGTTCATTAAAGCAGACCCGTGAGGGTGTTAATATTGTCGGTGACGACTTTATGTTAGCAACTGCTGCTGATATCGTTGCCGATCCTTCTGCACCCGATGCTTTTGTTGAGGGTATTATGGAAGGTAAAGATTGGGTATGGGATGGCGGTATTCTTCGTGAGAAGTATGCTGAAAAAACATACAAGCATATTAATACGTTAGTAGATCAGAAGCAGCTTGACGAACAAAAGTTAAGCATCTTTAATGATTTCCTTACGAATCTTTAATTTTATAAATAAATATAGTTTTAATACGGAAAAAAACGGAGAGTCCAAATGTCTCGTGGAAAAAATTTACAAGAAATGGAAGTAAAGACACAGCAATCTCGCACCGCTGTTAATGCTGGAGCAAAAGCTGCAGATCCAATGCCAACAATGGCGGATCCCGGCACCCAGTTGGCAGGTGTAGAAGATCTTGGTGGTCCTACCCCAGAAAATTACAAGCCAGATGATGATTCAGCAAAGCTGAAAACACCTGGTGGAACTCTCAAGCAAGTTAAAGACGTTGTTACGAAAGGCGCAAAATCCGCAGATCCTATGAAAGGTATGAAGGAAGAAGAGGAAGTTTCAACTGAAGCAACTATTGAAGAAGAGGAAGTCTCGACTGAAGAAGTTGTTGCAGAAGAAGAAGCAGCCATTGCCGAATATGATATCGAAGAGGACGTAAATGCTCTCCTCGGTGGTGAAGAACTCTCCGAAGAATTCAAAGAAAAGGCAAAGACCATCTTTGAAGCAGCAATCAATTCTAAGATTGCTGGTATTAAAGAAGAACTGGAAGCACGTTATCAAGATAAGCTTGTAGAGGAAATCGAAGCAGCAAAAGAGTCACTCGCAGAGCGTGTTGATTCTTATCTTGAGTATGTTGCTGATGAGTGGTTCGAAGAGAATGCACTCTCAGTTGAAGCCGGTCTTAAGACCGAAATGACCGAATCGTTCCTTGAAGGAATGAAGGGTCTATTTGAAGAACATTATGTATCAATCCCTGAAGAAAAATATGATGTGCTTGAGAGCATGGTAGAAAAATTAGATGATATGGAGACCAAACTTAACGAGCAAATCGAAAAGAATATCTCACTCAATGGTCGTCTCTCAGAGGCAACTGCTGATGGTATCTTGGATCAAGTTTCTGAAGGTCTAGCACAGACCCAGAAAGAGAAGCTCGCCTCACTTTCCGAAAGTGTGGAGTTTGTAAGTGAAGAAACTTATCGTGAAAAACTGGAAACACTCAAGGAGTCGTATTTCAACTCCAAGAAAGAGTCTTCCGCTGCTAAGACTGAAACCTTGTCTGAAGGTGTAGATCATGCAGGATCTGAGTCCTACTCCGATTCAATGTCTACATACCTCAAGACCTTAGGTTCGACCTTTGGCAACAAAAACTGAATTTAACATTAAATCAAACAAAAACTTACACTAGGTAAAAAGCAAATGTTCCAATCCGAGCATCTGCAGGAAAAGTGGGCACCCCTCCTTAACTATGAGGGTCTTGATCCAATCAAAGACAACCACCGTAAGGCTGTCACCGCTGTCCTGTTAGAAAACCAAGAAAAATTCCTCAGAGAGCAATCATCGTTTGAGAACGGTGGAATGCTTAATGAGCAACCCACAAACCAAGTAGGTAACGGTGGATTCACCGGTTCCTCTGCTGCTGCAGGCCCTACTGCTGGTTTTGACCCCGTTTTGATCTCCTTGATCAGACGTTCCATGCCTAACTTGGTCGCATATGACCTTGCTGGCGTTCAGCCAATGTCTGGTCCTACTGGACTCATCTTCGCGATGCGTTCACGTTACACCAATCAGAGTGGCAATGAGACATTCTATGATGAAGTAGATTCCGCATTCTCCGGACAACCCGCAGGACTCGACGACGCAAACGGATTTTCCGATGCTAATGCTGGTCTGGGTACTACCAGTCAGTCTGGTACTAATCCATCTGTTCTGAACCCTGTTGGTTCTGCAACCTCAACCGGATATAATGTCGGTCAGGGTATGCGTACCGATAGTGCAGAAGCACTTGATGGCACTGGAAGCAATGCCTTCAACCAGATGGCATTCTCGATCGAGAAAGTCACGGTTACCGCCAAGTCACGCGCTCTGAAAGCAGAGTACTCCTTGGAACTGGCACAAGACCTTAAGGCAATCCACGGTCTTAACGCTGAAGCAGAACTTGCTAACATCCTCTCTACTGAAATCCTTGCGGAAATCAACAGAGAA